TTCTGCTTTTTCGCTTCCATTTGTTGCAGTAACAAGACACCAGCCGTTTGGGACGTTCCTAAACTCGCAAGAATTGTACCTTACATATGATGTTTTTTCTCCTTCTTCAATCTGAATATTGGAATACATCGCGTTTTGGCCCGCTGTTTGAACGCCAAAGCGAAAACCAAACTTGGCAGTTCCTTCAGGTGTAGTGAACGTAAGCTTTTCATCTGTGTTTACAGCATTATAAGCGCCGATCTCTGAATTTTCACTGTTATAAACAAATGCGTAAACGAAACCAGCCAATTTTTCTGATCCGGTCAAATCCCATGATATCGTGTACTTTGTGTTAGGCTTTGCGGATATTGTAAAAAACGTAGGGCCATAATTTGTGAAACAATCCGTTCCGGTAGACTGTAACCACAAACCATCCTCAAACCATGTAACTACGCCGTTAACAGCCTGTGTTCCTACTTTTGATTTATACGCGTCAATATCGAGCAGGTTCTTAGTTTTAACAGACTGTGTTTTTCCATATCCACCGGCACTTGCCAGGCTAACGGAGCTACCAGCAGGTGCCGTGACAATGACGACCGACTTATTAAGGCTTCCTCCTCCCCGCCTTGTAATAAAGCACTGATTACTCATACCGGTTCACCTCAATCTGTATATTGATTTCTCGGTCCGTTTTATCAAACGCCCAAACCTTCAAAACATTGTCCAGCGGGTCAAACCGGTACATGCAGGCATAAGCCTCTTCTTCTGCTTCCGCAGCTGCCACATCATCCGAAACAATCAGATCTACCTTGGCTCCTTTGTCTGTTGCTTTCAGTCCTTCAACCGCAATCTCCTGGGTGTAGGGTGCTTTACTCCCGGTCCATACCGTCCCGATTTTGGCTGGATAGATGGTCTGAATCTTACTCAGCCTTTCCTCCACCATTTGAGACAGCTTCAGGATCAGATCTGCGTCCGGATCAAGCATAATCAGAACACGGTTATCGTCGAGACGTTCCACAACCAAGTAGCCGGCACCGGAATTGTCCGGGACAGCAGTGCCATCATCCCCAGGCTTGCATCGATCATTGACAGAACACGCACCATTGTCGATCACCGGAGCAAATCCCATAAGGCCAACATAGCAGTACTGAGGAAGCAGATTACTGTTATCGTCGAATCTGCCACCGGGGGCATTGGACGCAAATCCGGGAGCTGCCATACTCACGCCCCGAATGTCCGATGTGGACGTTGCTTTTTTGACCATAGCCGCAGAACGCTCCAGGTCTGCACAGACGAAATACCCGATCCGGTCTTCCCCGTCAGGGTTTCCGTCAGACCACATAAATACTTCCGCATACCCAGGATTTGCGGACTTGACCGTGTTGGCATTGGCAATTTCCGATTCCGTAGCATCGCCATAGTCATAGATCGTGGAGTAAACCACCAGGTTAAATCTGGGGGATGTCAGCAGTTCCCCGGTTGCGCCGGTCAATCGAATCTCACACTCCATAATCCCAGCCAAAGATGTGGTCAACTGGGTAAAGTTGTAGAGGATCACATTTCCTTCAATCTCACAGGGATTTTTCAATACACTCCCATTGGGACGAACACAGGCAAATTCTGCGCTGCATCCTTCTGCAATTTCATAGGGCGCGCCGTTCTCCGTCAGCGTGACCTGAATTCCCCGTCCGGTATCCCACCGCCGAACAGGCAGAGAAACCTGGGCGCTGATATCCTGCACATCCAGAGAAATTCTGTAATAAGCGTAGTTCACGCAGTTCGCCTCCTTTCTTCCGCCAGCATAACAAAAAGCGGTGCCGGGTTTCTATCCCGACACCGCCATCTGCGTTGCTTACCAGGTTTTGTATTTTCTTACTGTGGAATCACCCCAACCCAATGCCTTTGCAATAGCCGTTTTTTGATCATCGGAAATCGGAAGTTCTCCAATCTGCGGCATTACTTCTTTCACCACGGAATAGGCATCCTTCTTTCCATCTCCGTCTATATCCGTTCCCTTTGCATTGGATTTAATATCCAGTGCACGAAGGAACGTATCGGCATTTACGCCGGCAGGTTCTCCGTACTCGAAATACTTTTCTGCATCGCTTGCGGTAATTTCAATATCTTCGTGTTCCATTTCCAGCTCTAAGAATCGGATTTCATTTTCGGCACCCTCTCTATCTTCTCCTTCAATGTCCATAATGGCATTGATAAGATCACCTTTGGAAATATCACCTCCACGATATGCCCGTGCTCTAGCCCCCCAGCTGTAATCATATTCCAATTCAAAGTCCCATTTTTTGACATCCGTTTCTGCTTCAAAGGAGTCCCTTCCTCCATACTTCTCAAGAAGCGATTTTGCCTTTGTAGAACCTGTTTTGCCATCCATATAGGACGATTTTACTTGGGTAGCAAAGCTGCTTTCCAAACTGCTTTCGATTTCGTTGTTCAGGTAATGCTCCTTTTTCATCTCCGAAGCCAAGTATTCATAGACCGCATTGACAGCTTTCGTATCTCCGTTAGAAGCGGCAATGAAATAATCCTGAATCGTATAGGTGTCAAACTGCTGACTATATTCAGACTCACCTTCTTCTTGCAATTCATTGAATACCGACTTCCAGGCACGAGACACAAGGTAATCAGAAAAATACCCTTCTCCAGCGATTTCATCCGCAATTTTTTGCCTTCCAAGAATGTCTCCCTCCAGCTGCAACTGTGCTGCCTCGGTAATCCGGGGATCGTTCTCCTTTAGGCCGCTGACCAATGCGCTGTCAATGGACTGCTGATCCCGATAGGTTGCCTCAATCAGCTGACGGAATGTATCCTCCTCGTTGGTAACAGCGTAATACAGCTGATCCGGCTTGCTCATTTCCCGAATGTCCTTATCCACATTCCGGTAATAATCCTCCAGATTATCATCTGCCGCCCATTTCCGCACAGTCCAGCTCGCATCTTCCGCATCTTCTTCCAGCCCCTTGGACATCAGCTCCTGAGTGGCTTCTGCCTCGGTAAGATATCCATCCAGATAGGCATACTTGATATCCGCCATGGGGCCTGCATCATAGGTCTTAAGCTTCTGCCCGGTGAGGATGCCGAAGGTGTTGTTCCAGATGGTTGCCACCTCCCGCAACATGTTGGAAATGGGAAGGCCGGTGATCTGAGACACGGCTTTCAGGGAGTTGTAGAGATTCCCGTAGAGGGTAGAGCCGCCCTTTTTATCCTGCCACAGCTCCAGGCTCTTCACCAGGTTGGCCGCCCATTCCGTGTCAAGACGGGTGTTATCGTAGCCGTCCAGGTAGGACAGTACGTCCTTCACGAAGGGCAACTTGGTCAGAGGGTTCATGTCCTGCCAGAAGTTCTCACCAAAATGCTCCCAGAACTTTTCCAAGAATGTCTCGTACTCGTCATCGTCCCGCAGGCCGTCCATGACACTCTCAGCCAAGGCCGCCGCAAAGTTGGCCGCCGTGTAAGCAGTCATGGCCCGGGCAATGGACCTGCCGAATCGTTTCCAAGCCTTTGCCTTGCTTCCGGTTCGCCGGACTTCTCCCTCATAGGATGCATAGGCATCCAACAGCATATTGTATGACAGGGTCGGCTCCGCCATGAATGCGGTGGTGTATACGCCGATACCCTTGGTATCCCGCATTGACTGGGAGCGGGTCATGGTGGAGTCCACCACCTGAGTCCGATACACCACATCCCGGAAGCGCTTTGCCGTGGCCGCATTCAGTGCCTCTCCGGTGAGATTCGTATTGTCGTGAACCTCCATTTTGCAGGCGTACCACAGGTATCCCCAGGTGAGCCGGTCACCCCATTCGGCACCGGTCATGGTTAGCTCCACGAACTTGTCCGTCTTTCCGACGTCGTTCTTGATTTGCTCCCGAATACCCCGGGAAATGTTGGTGTCGTAGAAGCCCATAGCTTTCCAAGCGGCAATGCCGGAATACTTCTCCGCCTCCGCCGCCAGCTTCACGGGGTTTCCCTTCATTGCCATGGCCAAATACTTTGGATTCATCACCGCCGTAGCCCGGACATAGGCCGTGGGCTGCAAAATAGCAACCCGCAGGTTTCCGGCCACCGCCGCCACCTTGTAATTGGAGATCATTTTCCGGGACAGGGAATCCGTACCCTTTCCTCCGTCCTGGATGCCGTTCAGATCCTTGATAAAGTTCACGATGTAACTGTTTGCGTTCCGGCTGAATGCCTTTTCAATGGACTTCTGTACCGTGGCCGTGGTGATCTGCTTGCTTACGGGGTCTGTGCGCTGATCCTTAAAGTTATACCACTTCATAGTATCCAGAATTGGCAGAGCTAGTGCGTTGTACTTGGCCATGTCGGACATATGGTCTGCAAACACATCGAAGATGTTGGATACCACAAGAGCATTGTTTGCCTTTGGGTTCAGCCCCTTGGTCATGGCCATATTCAGGAGCCGGAACAAATCGTTTGCCTGAGCGTCTGGATGCACCGCCGGCAGCACATTGGAATCAGACTGAATGGGGAAGTAATTGGATTCCGTAAAGGACCGGTAACCGAACCGCTTCATGCTCACCTCGTTTCCCCAGGCAGAACCCTGGGTGTTCATATAGAGCTGCAGTTTGTCGGCCACTTCTCTCTGCCGTGGCGCCAGAAGATTCGTGATTTTGTCCAGGTCCTCCAAGGTGACCTTGAAGTTGTCTGTCTGGGTAATTGGCTTTTTGCCTGTCACCTCAATGTTGCCAATGCGAAGCCCGCCGCCTTTCAGGTGCTTCATGGCCTGTTCCCGTTTCATAAGACAGTACAGGCTCATGGCCTGGGGAATGCTGATTTTCATCGTTTCGCCGCTGCTGAGCTGCACCTCCCGAATATCCTTGCTCCATGCCCGGACTTCCTCCGGCTTGTAGACGGATTTCGAGTAATCCACGACCTTTATGACGTTCATTGCCATCTTGTCCCAGCCGTCCTGAATGCCTTCAAAAATAGACATCGGCGCTTCTCCCAGCCGCTTGAAAGCGTAGTAAGGGGTCGTGTTGTCCCATTCCAGGAACCGCTGAACCTTTCCGGCCCGGCTCTTTTCCCCCAGCTGGCCAAGATCTTGGATGGTGGCCCGGCTAGCCTCCATGGCCGTCTGGAAATGGGCATTTGCAAGAAGCTTATTCATCTCACGAATAGACGTACCCATAACGGTGAGGATGTGATCCATGTCCTGAAGCTGCTGTACGCTCATGCGCCGCAGAGGATTCTCCCCAGGGTTCATGGAAGCAGCAGCGTCCCGCACATCATTGATATGCTTTTGGACCAGTTCCGTGAAACCTGAGGGAAGGTCCAGATAGAACCCATTGTCCGTGCCATGCTCCGGGGAGTTCATATAGTCCGCCTGGTTCTGGAGTATCTGGCGCAGCCGATCCAATCTTTCGCTGTAAGAGATGTCCTTTTGGGTAATCTTCCCACCTTCAAGCTTCCGATTACTGGAAAAATCGATGCTTGTGAGAAAATCTCCAACCGTTTTCTTTAATACCTCAGGAATGTGCTCCTTGTCGGAGTTTTTCACTAGCTTATCAGATAGGCCCTTGGCCTTTCGCTCAATGGTCCCCTGGATACGGGCTTTCTTCCGCCCTTCGGCGCTCTCCTTCCTGGCCTGGATATAACTCTGTCGGATGTCCTTCTTCTCCTGTCGCAACTCCTTGATTTTGTCCCCGCTCTGCTTGATCTTCTGGTCATACTCCGCCAGCTTTTCCCATTGGCGGTCTGCGAAGGTCTTTGCGGTCTGCCGCACGGCGTCTGAAAACAGCACATCCAGGATCTCATTGGCACAGGCTTCCACGTTCTGCCCCATCTCCCCCTGATACGGGTTGGCATAATCCGGTTCCATGGCGGCGTATAGCCCTTCAATGTGCTGGATCTGGTCAGCCGGGTGGACGATCTCTTCTGGGAAAAAGCCCTTGCCGAACTGGTCTTGAAGATCCAGCCAGAGGCTGTCCATAGGGACACCCTCCTTGCTCAGGGTGAAGCGGCCAAAGTTCCGCTTCCGGAAATTGTTGAAATCCGGAATGTCCGCCCGGGCAGACCCCAGGGATATCTTCACGCTCCGCAGATATGCCTTGATATCTTTGAAAGTCTCCATCTCAAACTCATTGGTCATAACCTGAGACTTCTGAACGATATCCCGGGCAATGTCCCTGGCATCCTGTTTTACCTGATCCCAGAAAGCATCCTCTGCGCTGATACCGATGCTATCCTCGCTCATGATTTCATCGATTCCGAAGCTTCGGTTATCCGTGGTTTCATATTCTTCCGGCCGGTAATCCACAATTTTATCAGCCAGGGATTTCATGGCGCCAAGCACGTCCCCAAACTCCGCCTTGCTCTGGTACTCGGACAGGATAGACTTTGCAGCCTTGTCAACGTCAGCAACCCGCACAGTTTTTCTATCCGTGCGCTTTACCTGCCCCTTCCAGTATTCCAAACGCTCTTTCAGCAGGGCATTCTCTCGCTGAAGTTCTGCCACCGTAGGATCCTCACGGGAATAGAGGGCGCTTTCTCCCAGTACTCCATCCGGCCGTCGGTCATGGCCAAAATACTTCAGCACGTCTTCCGGCAAAACATCCGGGAAATGCGCGTTGACATTCTCCAGAAGTTCGGATATACTGATGGTAGGAGCGGTAACGTAAAGCGGGTTTCCCGTGAATATGGGCGCATTGAGCGCGGCCGCATCCTCGGAAGCTGTTTGCACGTTCTGTGCGGCGGCTTCCTTTTTTGCGTTTATAGCGTAAAGCACGTCCATAGAAACCAATTTACTTTGGAACCTATTGACAACGGAACGCACAACATAGAAATCCCCATTTGGGTTTCTAGCCGCACCAATCAGAACATAACTTCCTACGGCATCCGCTTTTTTGGGAAGCAGTTCATTGATTTTGATGGAGTTTTGTAGAATTTCCCCTGCCTTTAAGATAATTGGGCCAAGTTCTTTCAAACGTCGGTCGATACTATGCTTTAATCCGTCTCTGCCAATGATAACGTCCATATCAGTGTCTCGAACGTGGACAGTAACAGTGCCGTTTGGGTCGCCTTTACCAACTGTTACTGCATTCTTCTTAGCTTCATTGATAATATCCGCACGGCTCATTGTCACAGGATCACCAATGGTAGTTACCACCATGTCCGGCTTTTGGATAAACCACTCATAGCTGTACCGCTTCGGCTCCGCTTTCGCTTTCTCCCGACTGAACTTGACCTCTCCCGGCCCGGTAGTCTCCACGCTCTGGCTTCCGCCCATCTGCTCTGCCTGCGCTTTGATATCTTTCAGGAAATGCTCCACGATGGGCTTCATATCCTCGCCGAATGCGTTCATATCGGCCATGCTGTCGCAGACGATCTCCTCGAATACCTCGTCGGCCGTGTAGTCCGTCATGCTGTAGGCCTCGGCATACTGTTCGATGACCCAGTCAATAAATTCCGAGGTATCCCGGACACTGCCGTCGGGCAGCTCCACTTCGCCAGACTTTCCATACTTTTCTACCAGCCGGTCATAGATCTCCGACGCCCTGGGAAGATTTCCTTGGGCAATGTCCCGATGAGCGGCCTCATGACGGGCCAGCTGCTCCGCCGTGAATTCTCCCTGATCTGCCCGGATATACATGGTGTTTCCGGATACCATGCCACGGGCTGCAAAGGATTTCCCGTTCTGGGTCACTTCCATGCTGCCGCCTTTGAACAGGACAATGTCCATGCCCTTCTCTTTGGCCACAGCCCGAGCTTTCTGAATATCCGGGGTACTGTCCTCATCGGAGACCAACGTGAGATTCTTCCGGGCGCTGCCCGTGGGCAGGCCCAGGTCCCGGGCGCTTACTCGCCCAGAAGTTTCCTGCGCAGCGCTGCCACCAGTTCGGGATTGGCCTGGGGTTTCTTCTTTCCGGACTTGTAGGCTTCCTGCTCCGCCTTCCACGCTTCGTACTTGTCCGCCGGGATTCTGACCGTCAGACCGTTGAACGCCTTGTCGTAGACGTATTCCTGTTTCTTCTCTGCCATTAAATTTTCCTCCCATTCCTTGATTCACAGCCACGGCCTGCGCCTGCTGTGCCGCCTGTCCAGCCTGGTAGGCAATTTGTTTCTGATCCTCGGTCAGGTACTGCGCATGAGGCGAATCCATAACACGCTCCAGACTGCCGCCGTTCATGCCCATATTATAAGCAAATTGGAATCCCTTGTCATACTGTACAAGGTCTTGGTTATCCTGGCGAGAATCCAGGAACACCTGCCCTTGATCCCCATATTTTTGGGCTGCCTGTTTGGCCTCATTATAACGTGTCCCTTTTGTCTGCGCAACCTGATTTGCGTCCACGTTTGAAGTTTGTTCCTGATTTTTCGCCGCAAACTGTCCTGTCTGGTAGGCAAACACCCGCTGTGTCTCTGTCAGATACTGGGTAGAGGGAGATTGCATAACATACTCCAATCTTACACCGTTTTTTCCCATCTCGTAGGCCAGCTTATAGGCTCTGTCGAACTTTCCAACCTCTTGCTTACCATTCCCCATTCGGTAAATGGATTCCATTGCCTTGGCCTGAGAACCATACTTCTGGGCTGCTTCTTCCAGAGTGATATCCGGATTCACATTCTTTTCTAAGGCATTCTGATTTTCCCGAACCAAGTTCACAATTTGCCGCCCGGAGAGATCCTTCTTGGAATCAATCTGCCCCTGCAATTTTTCAGCAAGTTGACTGTCGGGGTTCAAAATCTTGGCTTCTTGAATCAGTTCTTGAGAATAAGGACCATAGACTTGTTTTGCTTGGTGGTTTGTCGATACCCTTGCTGTGGTCGCATTGGTAATGTCCTGAATGCCGCCCATCATTGCCGCAATCTTGGCACCTTCCGCACCAGCTTCCCGGATTTGCTGTCCTTCCTCACTTTCAGAATCCAGTACAGACCCAAAGAACACTCCAGCGGCATCCTTGACCAGTCCTGGAATTCCGCCGTCTGGATTGTTCTGGTTGGCAATGGACACGCTTTCCTGGGTAGCCTCTTCCAGCCACTCGCTGCCGATGTTGATACCGTATCCTGCCAAGGCTTTTACAAACTGCGTTAAAGTATTTTTCCCAACAGCCTTTGCAATCTCTTTTTTCAATAAATTGACGCTGCCCGGAAAAATTGCTTTAATGGCGCTTGTACCTCCAAGGGAAAGCAAACTAATGGCAGTATCCGCCATTTCAATCATGGTAGAAACAACAGCTTCATCTTTGGCAGCCGCTCTGGCCTGTTCCTCCGGAACACCGGATTCCAACAGGCTCTTGAATGCCGCACCTCGCATGGTCATATAGGAATAGGCACCGCTTCCCAGCACGATTCCCGCTTCTACTCCCTTGTGGCTTCCACTCAACGCGCCGACAGCACCGAAAGAACCACTGTATTTCAGCTGGTCAAGGAACTGGGGGATATAGTTTGCCAGGGTCTTGCTCAGCCATGGCAGCTTCCCATCATCAGCATATACATCCTGGTTATTCCATTGGATCTCCGTCATCAGCTGATCGATTGTCTCAGCATCCCGTCGGTTAGCATCTGTTGGATTCTCAAGATACGCATTCCAAGCCAGAGAGCTATCCTGAGACAATCTGCCCATGGTATAATTTGCAGAAGTCTGTCCCAAGAAATCGTCTTCAAACTCTTTCCCGGTGTACTTCTGGACATAATCCAACCAGTGCTTTTCCTCCAAAAGTTCATCCAGGTCTTTCCGGTCTTCCAGATACGCCTGTCCGGCATTGTTGTAATGCTCGTTTAACGGAGCATTATATCCGCCGCTTCCGGTGAGGTAAGTAGAACCAATCTGCTGATGGGTGCTTCCCCACTTGGCAGAAAGCTCCCGATCCCGCTGCATAATCCGTTCCATCAACGTCTGGTAATAACTCTTACCAGAGGCGCTGCTCACTTTTCCCCGTGCATCCCGAAGTCTGTCAGACCTTTGATACCAGGGAAGTTTCTGCTCCAATGCGTATTGAAATTCTTCCGCTGTCTCTCCCTGGGAATAGTATTCTTCATATTGACTGAGTGCGTCGGAAATAATGGAAACATTATCCAGCATTTCCTGTACTTGGCCTCGGTCCAAAAAAGTAAGGTCTGTTTCCAGAAGGGAAGAAAGCTCTCCTTTGAGTGCTTCCATATCTCCATAAGAAGCCCGATATTTTTCCCGATCAGAAGTTCCTCTCCAATTTTTGTAGAATTGATTTAATCCACTTGCCCTTTCAATCACATGGTTGTATCGGTCAAACAAATCACTTCCACTTTCTTGAACCCGACTGCCAAGCGTAGAATTGTCCTGCTTCCATTTATTCCATCTTTCAACTGCATTATTTTTCGTAGAGGTTGTGGAAGCAGAAGAAGAGGGAGTAATATCACTGTCTCCACCACTTTTGTATTTCTTCCACAATTCTTCACCTTTAGAAGCCATTACAGCGCCCTCCCGCATCACTTTTTATACTTATTCCACTTATCCATTGCCTGATTGAACTGGGATTCATTCATTTGACCGGCGACTTGATCCATATAGTCAGATGCCTTCTGTGTATCTCCGGAAGCAAGCAGCCTGTCAAGGTTATTAAGTGTGTAATCCCAGGCGCTTCCTTTCAAGCCATTCTGGTTTCTGTCTGTGTTAATTCCAGAAGCCCATTCACTTCCGGATCTACTTCCAGATCCACCGCCCCGGCCTCCACTTCCTCGGCTGCCACCGCTGCTTCCACCACCGCCGCTTGGCGCAAATTTACTCAAAATGGCGTCAATGTACTCCTTACTGAGGCCAGACTGGGCAATCAGATCATCCGAAGGACGAACCCCCATCCCCAGCATTGTTTCTACCTGAGACTGTGCCAGTCCAGCTGCATCCTGATACCTGTCATAATCCAGGTTATCCCGATCCAGCAGCAGGGCATACTCGCTCATCAGGTCGTCTCCTTCTTTCATGTACCGGTCCAGCGCCATCTGGTAAAGCTCCGGGACAATATCCGTCAGTCCTTCCAGATATCGGTTATAGGTCTGCTGGCCTACCGACTGAGCGTAAGAATTATCATATCCACCGGTCAGCATGGCCGCCTGCCCGATGGTGTCCTCCATGGCCAGCTTTCCCTGGTTGACATACTGATTTTTGTACTGTTCATACAAGGCATCCGCATTCACATCGTATTTGAACGGCTCCCGGTTCTGGATCTTGCCAAAGATATCATCAATCTGGCTTTGCCACTGAGACTGGTAACCATTGGTTACTTTCTGAGTGGTTCCCGTTGCCCCAGAGTCTGCCGGAACCGTCTCAACCTTTTTCTTTTCATCTACTGTCATCGTTAAGTACCCTCCTTATGCGATACGTTTCCAGACATATACAGCCAAATACGGCGGCATGTTGTTATGTGCCTGCCCTTTTCCTGCACTGGTTGTAGGTTTGCTCGACGGTCCAACAGGCTTCATAACCGCATCATCCGAACCTTTTCCCACCCAATACTCACTATAGCTGACAGCATGGGTATGCACCGGGAGCTGATCTTCTGTAAGCCGGACTTCCGCCTCACCACCAACGCTGCCAGGTAAATAAGTATCTCCAGCAGCCAGAAGGAACCGGTCTTTCAACTGCTCCCACTTGCCGCCGAACAATGTTTGTGGAGACGTGTTCGAGACACTCAGATATAAAGACCCAACCGGATAGCACCGGATGGCAGCAAAGGGTTCTTCCTGGTTCTGCTGCTGCGCTTCCAGTTCCTTCTGCCTCGCATCTTCCTGAGCCTGAATGTTGAAATTCATTTGACCAACCAACTGCCGGAGATACGAACCAATCTCCTGAACCTGTCCCCTCGTATCTGAGGCATTGATTTTTGGTAACCGATAACTTTCCATTATCTACCACTCCCTTGGCTGATGGTTTTGCTGTAAGAGAATATTTTCGCCATTCCGGTTCCCTCAATGCGCAACCGGAAGTGGTCACAGCGTTTCGGCTGAATGGGGATGTCAAAACTGCGCATGCTGGTTCCTTTCATAGTGCAGACAAAGTGCCATGCATTTTCGCTGTCATAGTCAATGTATACATTGACCGTGCTGCCCAGCTCCAGCTGAATCCGAATCTGAATCCGGGAAATGTACTTCTTGTCGGGAAGATCCATCCCCAGGAATCCCGTCTCTGCCATCCAGGATACCGGACTTTTGTCAACAGCGCCGGAACCGAAAATGGTTTTAATCTGGCCATCCGAATTGTCCAGGAAATACATATCATTTCCATAACTGCAAAAGGCCGCGGCATCCAGGTTGTCCTCTTTGTGCCACATCAGGCGGCTGGTGTCGTAAACAAACAGGTGATGCAGTTGGTTCGCATCCTGCATGGAGACATAGTATTTACTTCCGTGGGAGCCGCCTACCGCCTGGGAATACGCAACATCCCCCAACGCCTGGCTGATTTCCACCGGAAGGGAACCGTCATAGGCACATACCCCAAGCCGGGACTTGTAGAACAACGTCTCCCCTACAATGGCCAAACTCTTGTGGCTTCCTTTCTGAACACCACGGCAAGCAGTTGTCTGAATGCTGAAATTGGCGGGGATGGAGCCATAGACCTTGTGCAGGCATTCTTCCTTGAAGAACAGCGGATATCCCAGGTGGGTAATCGCACCGGTGAATGGGCCATCTGTGCCGCAGGATGCCCTGTAGCTGTCCGTAGATACCCCAACAAAGCAATTCCAGTTCTTGAAATCTCCCAGTTTTGAGGCATAAATCTCATTGATGGTCTTGCCGTCCTCATTCACGCCATACCGGCAGCCCCATAACCGGTTGCCGGATTCAATGCACAAATCCATCTCCGGCATGGTTCGTTCTACGGTAATGTGGTTACGCAGCGTCCGCACATTGCTGATGAGGCCGGTGATAATCAGGTAATCATCCTGCTTGTCCTTGATAACAAAGCTGCCATCAATAGCGCTGATCTCTTCGTCCTGGATAACCTCACCGGATTCATTGTCAATCAGGTCTGTATCCTTCAGACCGGAAATTGTCACGCCGTCTCCAACCTCGAACCGCTTTCCAATTCCAATGGACGCTATCTTAATGTAAGTCGTGGCAATGCTCACCCACATGCCGCTGGCTGTGGAATACTTTTTCAGGGCGTTTGGTGTTGCGGATGTGTCCATCCAATATTTTGTCGCCGCAATATCCTCCGGCTCCGTATCTCCGGTATGGGTAATCTCATATGGATCACCAGACAGTTGACATAGAGTGAAAGATACAGGGCTGGTTGTCGTCATCTTTGCATCAATACTTCCACGGTCCTCCGTGTCAACGGTATTGATGTACTTTCGGTCAGGGAGAATCACCACATAAGCGCCCATGGAAATCAGCTGCTTATCGCCTGCACTGAGTCCCATATCCACACGCTTTGTGCCGATCACAAAATAAGCCCCGTCCACATAGCACAATGCATCCTTGGCAATCATACCCCGAATGGCACTGCCGCCGGTATAAAACCCTCGTTGTCCCCGGGGGGATAGCAGCGGATACAGAGTAGACGTGAGGTTGCGCATGTCATAAAACTCCCCGGAACCAATCCGCATGTTGTGGTTATAGCCCCGGAATGTGTTCACCATATCCCGGGTGCTGTCTTGAACAGGCAAAGTAGGATAGATCATGGTTTCCTCCTTAAAACAGAAAACGCTTTCCGGTACGTCTGGACAGGTGGTTGCGGCTGTAGTCGTTGGCAAACGCCTGATACTCCGTGTTGAACAGCGTGATAGATACGTTATACCGGTCGATCTCACCATTGCTCAAATCAATCTGAGCTTCCAGCCACCGCAGATAGATCTGGTCGTGTGGGGCTGAGACCAGCAGCTTCGTTTCCAGATCCGTTGTGGCATCGTAACCACGGAAAAAGGCAGCATCATCTCCATGGAATGTGTCCATCAGCATCTTGATCTTCCAGTCCAGCTGGCTGAGCCAACCGATTTTCGTAACCTGGTCATAGATGTTAGGCTTAATGTTGTCTGTACGGTTGATTGCTTCGATTATGGTCATAGTCTCCTCCTGTTCCAAAAAAGGGGAGCACCAGGCTCCCCTTCTTTATTTCGCTGCGGACATCAGCTTTTCACTGTTTTCGTCCTGTCGGTTCTGCGCCATCAGACTTCTGGTGATTTCCCTGGCAACCGCCCGGGGCACTTTGTGGGTCTTACCCTTGGGCAGCAGGTAATTCACACCATTGATGCCCACAAACAGGTTCGGGTCATCGTTCTCCCGGCCTCTGGGGATATACACTTCCACGCGGTCATCCACCGGGACGGGGGCAGGCTCTTCTTCCTTGGGAACTACAGGCGCGGAAGCTGCTGCCTTACGAGATTTGCGAGCGGAAGCAGGTGCCTCATCAGGGGTCTCAGCAGGTACAACGTCCGGATTCTGTACGGTTTCATCAGCCACAACCTCAGTGGCCGTCTCATTGGTGGTAGTTTTGGGCATATTTTCCTCCTTAAACAGGTGCGGGGGCAGGGCTTTCGCCTTGCCCCCTATGGTGGTTAATTCACTTCGTCGGTTGCGCTGTAGCTGGAGCAGCTCATGATACGCAGCAGACGCTCGGGATACAGGACCGTAGCGCCGTTGGTCTCAAACTTGTAGCCGACGGTGGAGAACTGGTTCAGCGGACCGCCGATCTGGCTCTTGTCCTTGACGATCATCTCCATGGCGCCGCCGTCCGGGTCGATGATGCCGAACGCATCCTTGCCGAACATGTAGGTGGCGTAGGTAGCGGTGCCTGCCTTGTTTACATATTCGTCCTTCAGGATGGGGGCGAACACGTTCTCGATGAACCGGCAGCCGTGCAGTTCGCCGATTTCGCCGTTGAAGATCTCGGAAGTGGCAGCATACTTGTGCACTTCGATCCACTCCTTGCTGTTGCGCAGGTCGTAGGCAACAGAGGGATGGATGACCGCGTAATACTTGCCGTTGATCCGGGGCACGCGGTTCTTCTTCATGATGGTGACGGCCTTGTTGATGGAGTCGGGAGTCAGCTTGCACAGCGTTTCCGCCGTTGCCTCCATTTCGTTGGCCTGGGTGGGAGTGCCGGCGATGGCGCCGGTGGCCAGGGTGATGTTGTCGCAGTACAGAACGTTGGTGTTGACCAGCAGGGCATCACGGATCAGGGTTTCCTGGGTCTCCGCAGCGGATGCACCCATTTCCTCAGTGGCGCCCATGATAACCGGGTCATAGGCCCGCAGTTCCAGCTTGTCAGAGATAGCTGCGTAAGTACCGTACTGCTTAATCACACCGGTCTTGGAGGTCATACCGAACTTCTGGCCAGTGGGAATGACGCCTTCCTGCAGCTCTGTGGCCTTGGCGAAGGTGTTCCACTTACGCCATTCCACGGTTGTACCATGGTTTGCAGGCAGGGGCTGGCGCTTTGCGAACTGAGCGTAGAACAGTTCCACTCGGGCATTTTCCAGCAGCTCCGTGTCATAGAAGGTCTTCAGTTCACCACTCAGGGAGTTGGTGCCGTCGAAGTCGGTGTGGGAACCGTCGTATGCATTGACGTAGTTGGTTGTGGTACTGACCAGGGTACCAGCGTCGGCGAACAGCTGCAGGTTAACGAACAGCAGCATCGTAATCATTTTCTTCATGGTATCTCCTTCCTATATGCGGAGGGAGAAGGACATGTTTACATGCCGGGATAAATCTTCTCCCCTCGGGCGGCGGCCTGGAGAATACGCTGCTTAAATGCTTCACGTTCTTCTTTGGTCGCCCGTCTGTAATCAAACGTTGCCACGGAAGGGGCATTTGCTCCACCGGATTCCCGGGGACGCATAGAGCCGGACTGGTATGCTCTGGACAGCTTTTCAGCGGTCTTCTGCGCTGCCACCTGCATGCTACCACGCTGAATTTCGTCCGCATGCACGGCAAAATAAGCGTCCTTTACCGGGATATTGACATTGGGAGAGGTCATACGCGCAAACGCGGGATTCTGCAGCTCCTGGCGCAGATCAAAGTTGGGGTAGATCTTCTTAAGCTCTTCCCCCTGCTGCTGCAGAGAACGGATGTGATTGTCAATTCTCTGCTGCTCCAGCGTGAGTTGTTCCTGGCGCTGCTGTCTTGCATTGTCACGCTCAGCTTGATCCATCTGCTTTGCCTGTCCAATGCTGACACCCATCTGCATGGCCTTGTCCTCATAGTAGCTGTCATCATCGCTGATAGCCTTGGACAGGGCTTCATAATCAACGTTTGCGGGGTCCAGACCGTACTTCCGGGCAAGCAGTTCCAGCGCCGGTGCCATCTTACCCATGGCATCCTCGGCAACCTTGGCACCGCGAATACGCGTCTGTACGGTTTCCTGCATCCTCTTGTTGTACTCCGGATCTTTCATCAGGTCATCCCATGTGGGCTTGGCCTGACTTGCTCCTTCCTGCTGGGTAGGCTCGGCTTCCTTTTGCTCATTCGGCTCCTGAGACTGCGGCTCCGGCCGGGACGCCATCTGTCTGGTCACCTTTTCGCTTGCCTTTCTACGAATCTTCGACTCCGGAACACCCAATTCCAGGAGCCGCTGCCGCCCGGGATCAGCGGTCTCTACACCAGTTTCGGCTCCATTGCCGCCTTCACCAGCACCAGCGCCATCCCCAGCGCCTTCACCGGCAAAAAGCTGCAAGTTCAGCCATTTGTTGACATAAGTCATGAGTAAATCCTCCGATATAATCTGCCGCTTTTGGGGCGGCGAGTCCTCATGCTGCAACCATACCACAGAAGATATCTGCGTCTCTATCCCTTTACATGTGGATGTCATAGCTGACGAAATCCGGGTATGTAACGGCCATCTGTTCCAGGCCGATGCAGATTGCTGTAAAGATCAGCTTCACTGTGCTGCGCATATTGGCAACAGGCCGGCAGCTGATAGTAGCCTCACCAGGCTCCATATCGATGACCACATTCTTGACCAAGCCGTCCTTCTGGAAATTGGCAATATTGGTTGCCAGAGTATAAGCCAGCGTTGTGACGCCAGCACACACCAGGTCCTTGCCAGGCTCACCAGAGTGCGCATGCCCGGTAATTGTTACGCGGTTTATATTCTTGTAGTAGATGATTTCAATCATGTTATCGTCCTCCTGCAACTACGGGACTTTCATCGGGGCGGGATGCATTGTTGCTTCTGGCTCTTGCATTTTCCACCCGGGCGTCCTCTTTGGTTGTGGCCCCTGTGCTGTCCCCCTGGAACATTGCAGGAGCAGCGCCCATCATCGGGGCAGCACTGGCACCATACTTGGCCATGTCCTGTGCAATCATGGGCACCAAAGCCGGCTGCATCGTCTGAGCAAACACAAGACACAGCTGCATGTACTGCACCAGCTTCTGGAACATGGTGCCATTGGCGGCCACTTTCTGGACCAGCTCTTCTTTGCCCCGGAAGTCCATCATATCCAGGCACAGCAGCGCCTGGTCCGTCATCTGGGGATTGAAGAATCCAAGCTGATACAGCTGGATTGCCAGCTCATTCTGGGCAACCGTAGAATACGCACTCTGCTTCTGGGCCGTGACGATAATGTCGAACACCGGTAGTCTGTAACCCAGATCCACGCCGTAGGCCATTCCCTGATACTGTGCAACCAGTGCAGCATTTGTGTAAGTGATGTACCTTTGTGCGCCATTCTGGCCAGTAATTCGGAAGTATCTGGGCAGGTCATAGAACTGACGGTCCAGTTCGATAATCATGGTGACAACATTCCGGTAGCACCGATAGGAGGACCGGTTGCTGTCCTTGCTTCCCTTGCCGCTTGCCTCCTGCAATGCAGCAATGGCCGATGCCGCAGTCACGCCGGACTGAATGTTTCCCGTGGAAGTCTCCGTGTTACCAGACGTTTCCCGCAGCTCTTGAATTGTGCCATCAATCATGGTGATGTACGAGCTGTCCAGTCTGGCGTGCTCAATGATCCGAATCGCGGTTTCATCCAGGTTCTGTCCATGGACAAGTGGCTTGCTCAGATCCAGGAATTCTTCTTCGTTGATGGAGCCTTCCCCACGAATGAAGTACCGGGGTGTTGCGCCTACCGCTGCATTCTTGATGCCCGCTGTCCGCAGCACGTCGATTACTTCCTGGGGATTCCGGCAGACGTCCACAAAGCCATATCCGCACGGAGAACCCTCAATGGGGAACAGAGGGTCAAATACATACGGGTACATTCCATGGTCATACCATCCACGTTCTGCCAATTCAGGGTCGTTCTCCGATGCATACAGCACCTGATCGCCAACAAACTTGCAGTAGTGCAGTATCTTCTTGCCATTGATCTTCTTGTGGTAGTACACCTCAATGACCGTGAACTTATTGCTGGTGTTCACCGTGTCATCGTAGAGAAACTTGGCAGACACAAAGCTATTGCTCCTGAGTTTCCCTTCCAGCTGTGGGTACTCTTCCAGCAGCACGTCCTTGTTTTCCAGCTCCGTCTGGAAGAAATACCGGCTGTCCTGGATGTTGGTCTTTCCAGGCTCCCAGTACAGGTTGAGCAGGTTGATGTTGAACACAGAGATATCGCCCATACCGTTGACTGCCTCCGGGTCCCAGATCACCTTGTAGACGCCTGTGCCTGTCTTTGCCTTCTGCCACATGGCCTTGGAATACTCTTCCTCAAAACCGTTGCGCTCCAGGATACAGGGAATAATGTCCGTCAGGTTCTGGGCTTCTGCCTCATCTGACTGCTCCCGGGGCAGCATCTTGGCTTCCGGGTAGCTCTCCATGGCATCCGCGTGCTTGCTCACGATGACGTTGTGCAGCCATGCAGACCGGCTGGCAAATCCGCCATCCTTGCCGATCTCTCTGCCGTTTGCCTGCTCCTGCTGGGTGTTACGAAGCTTCCACCACTGTTCGGAGTCAATAATCCGCTGCTTTGTGGCATTGAGTCCTGAGTTGTACTCATTCAGGATGTTGACGAACTTTCGGATCTCCTTCGGCCCGATTGCCTGAAAAGAAGCAGCCTGGGAATCCGGCTGCACCCCAGGCGGCTGAATGTCGGTTGTAGTCTGAATGGGGGTATCAAAGTCCATATCTATTGCCTCCCTTGGTAAATTGATTCAGCGGATCGGACAGCACCACCGGTGTCTCGATGGGGATTACAGGCTTGATAGGCTTGGACATGCACATATAGCGCACTTCGTCCGGGCAGTGGTCCTCCAGCTTGGTGTCCAGATCCTCCGGCTTTGTTTCAGAGAACATCATCAGCGGCATAGTGCGTATAAATGCCTTGCATGTATTGAAGATGTACATGCGTGGATAGCCCCGGTCATCGAACTGCAGCCGGTAATGCACCTGCATCCAGCCTGGTATCCGCTGATTGTCTCCCGGGCTGAAATAGATTCCATATCTTGCCGCTGTATCTGCAATAGACTCACCACGGCTGCTGTCCCAGATTGCCGGGTCCGCAATGCTGTCCACGATCTTGCGCCCTTTGAGCCATGGGTGTTCCCTCTCAAACTGAGCAAATCGGCGGAATTGCTCATCAGGGGACCAGCGTACTCCCTCATCGGGTGTGCCATTCCAACCGTACATCTCCAGTATCCGATAAAGCACACCATCATAATCCACGGCCCAGTATCCCAAAGAGAACGGCTTGTTATAGCCAAAGTCATAGCTACGCATGATGTTCCAGCCGCGCCTTTCACCGCTGTTCAAATCGAACGGTTCAATGACATGTGTAAACCTGCGCTGCTGCAATGCCTGCTCTGGTGTAATCCCGGCATTCAGGCACAGTTCCCGGTCCGGTGTGACACGCAGGTCCTCAAAGAATTGTCCCTCAAAAATATCCCATCTGCCATGCAGCCACGCCTCCCGGATCTTGGGAGGCAGCTTTTCCAAAGCCCGTACATAGTTCGGCTGGCTGGCCATCAGAGCTGTATTGTCGCTGCACAGAGCCTGGATGAAGGAATAATCCTCCGGATATTCGTCCTCAGTAAACTGCCGGTCCACAAAGAGTCGCTTGAAGTAGCCATGGCTGGGGCCGCCTGGGTTCAGTGTGTAATAGGTGCGTTTTGGAAAATCGTTTGCACCGCGGACACAGGCATCAATACTGGTCAGCCAGTACTCCAAGAACTGTCCAGCCTCATCCGCAAACCACACGTCGTATTCAGCTCCCTGGTATTGGTCCAGATCGCCATCGTTCGCGCAGTATCCAAACCATATGCTTGATCCATTCTGGAAATAGAAAGCCTTGTCGCTCTTGTTAAATGTGGCAATACCATTGAGCATGGAAAGCATCGGGATAATGTGGTTGTTCAAAAGTTCACGATATGTCCTACGGGTGATAAGCTCCTTTATGCCGGCATATTTCAGTGCCAATATTGTAGATTTCCAGCGCACAAACCAGCTCTTTCCACCACCACGGGCGCCGCCATATCCCACATATCGGTGTGTATCTGCAAAAGCAAGCCGCTGTTTCGGATTGGGTTCCGGAACACGCAGCACAATATCATTGCCCATAGTCCTCTATGCTGCCTCCCCCCTCAAACACGACCCGGATAGCCCCGCCTTTCGTGTCCGCATCCGACTTTTCCGCATTTTTCTTCAGCATGGCAATCCTGGCTTCCTGCTCCTTCTTGTCCAGCTCAGAAACAATGTCCTTAACTTCCTTCAGGTCTTTCAGAGCCGCCGTCAGCTGGCGAAGTCCTACTCTGCTCACCACGCCGCCCTCTGTGGCCTCTTCAAACTCCACAACTTCCTCCCGGTTTCCATCTACCGTCTTGATCCTATGGGCAGTGGTCCGCAAATCCAATTCATCAATGGCCTGCTCCAACTTGTCCATGAGCTTGTCCGCCAGATCTGCCACTCGGGCCCTCTGTCCAGCCTTTTTACTGGCCAATTTTTCCACGGTTTTCGCCGTCACTTTGTCTTTATACTGCCTGCGAAGTTCCACCCAGCCGCCAGACTTTCCCCGGACAGCAATCATCTGGTGGGATAGACCATACTTCTCTCCCAGCTGCCGATAGCTTAAGGTTGTGGTAATGTACTCCGTCTTTATCGCTTCCCAATCAATCACAGCCCTCCCTCCCATCGTCTTTTGCCCCATGGTAGCAAAGACAGCCGTTCGTTCTCTATCCCGCCAGCAGCACACAAAAAAGGAGAGGCCGAAGCCTCCCCTTTACCGTTTGCCGGTCAGTATGTACACCACGTCCATGCCCATCACAGCCATGGCCTGTAGGTGTTTCGCCGATGGGGCCGTACCAGACGCCCATGAATAAATCACATTCTTGCTGCACCCCAGCTTGTTTTCCCTTTTGTCACTGTCGGGAATATCCTGAGAATTTCCAGGTAAGTCCGCTTTCCGATCTGGATATCTGCCCGGCGAATCTTGTCCACAGATTACACCTCGCTTTCTGCCTGTTCCCGAAGCACATCCGCCGCAATCCGGCAGGCTTCCTCGCACAGTTCCAGCCGTTCATCGTAATCATACGGTTGCAAAGCCTCATAGCTTGTCTCCGGATCAAGAATCCGCGCCGCCTCTGCCTTAGTCATGGCTCTTCCCTCCATATTGCATCCTCCTGAATTCTTCGATCTTTTTGTTTATCGGGGAAACAATTTTGGAGACAACACTGTCGCGATAGTTCTCTTTCCAGAACTTTTCCCGCTTCCACCACTTCTGCTCAAGAACCTGTTGCGCTATGTTGATACAACAGATGGCTTCTGCCTTGCCCCAGCATCCGTCAGCGGCACGCTCATTGCACCAGCGTAAAAACTCCTTAAACTTCATCCGGTTCTCCTTCCTCAGACAATCCGCTCGAACCGCATGCGGATAAAGTCGCTGTCAATTTCCCTCGAAGGTTCGGCAGTTGTTACATCAATAGACTGTCCACACCTTGGGCACTGGAACATCCTGCGTTCGTCATCAGGTTCTGCCAATTCCCAGCCACCAGAAAGATCTTCATCGCAATTTGGGCAATACACATCCGAACCAACAGACTTGTATACCAATGGTTTCATTGGTTTCTTGAGAATAGCACACCGCTTCTCCCGGTCAGCTTTCACGATCTCACGCAGTCTGTCCAGGTTGTAGTTATCTCCGAGGATGTCCTCAATCATCTTGAGCCGTCCCCGCATTTCTGTCGCCTGCCCAGCGGCCAGCCACAGGAATCCAAGAACACCCTCGCACTCCATCGGCCCAAACTGGAGATTGTCGTACATAATCTCCCCAACGGTCTCCGGATCTTCTTCATCCAGCGAAAGTCCCAGGGGAGTTGCCGCACGACTCATAAAATCAACCAGTGTGCAGTCCTCGTAACCAGGTGCAGGGCCACCGCCCCGCACCCAAACCTGCCCATCCTTCCCGTAAAATGTGTTCAGAAAGAAAAGACCATGCTTTTCATTGTCAGTTGTCATCCGATCCATACTCATTCCTCCTCCCACAGCATCGGCGTTCCGTCAGGGTTCACCAGGAGCGTAAAGTTTCCGCAGTTTTTTAGTCCTCCACTTATGGTATACATTACCTTGGTCTCCCGATGGT